TCTACACACTGCATATCGTCGGCAGCGTCAGATGTGTATAAGAGACAGTCCTAAATCAGTATCTACCCGATACATATGAGAAGGAATTTGAGCGTTATGGTAATCGCACAATCTCTTCATTCCTTCGTATGGTTGGAGCAGAGATTCCTTCAAACTCTGACTTAGTAAAGTGGGCAGAGCAAGGTCGTCTTCACATTAAGTACATTAATGTAGGTACAGCAGCAGCAGCAGCAGATGATAATGCTGTATTCCAAGTGAATGATGCAGGTGTTCCTGCGTTTGCAGCAAACAATGCTATCGCACTAAGAGTTGGACAGACTGTTATGGTTGTTCAGAATGGTGGTACAGGTTCTAACAAGGGTATCATTACAGCAGTTGATACTGCCAATGACCAATTTACAGTAGCTTTCTATGAAGCAGGTGGTTTGGTTACAGCAGGTACAGGTGTTGGTAATGCAGATGTTACAGTATTTGTATATGGTTCTGAGTTCAAGAAAGGAACAAACGGAATGCAAGGAAGCCTTGAGGCAGATGACATCTTCTTCGAGAACTCTCCTATTATCCTTAAGGATAAGTATTCTGTAAACGGTTCTGACATGGCTCAAATCGGTTGGGTAGAAGTAACTACTGAGAATGGAGCAACAGGATTCCTATGGTATCTAAAGTCTGAGCATGAGACTCGTCTTCGTTTCGAGGATTACCTTGAGACTTCAATGATTGAGGCAGTACCCGCAGCAGCAGGTGGTGGTGCAGCAGCAGCAGACTTCAAAGGTACAGAAGGTATCTTCTACACAGTTGAGAACAGAGGTAATGTATGGGCAGGTGGTAACCCTGCTGCTCTTGCTGAGTTCGATGCTATCATCTCTCGCCTTGATAAGCAGGGTGCTATTGAGGAGAATGTAATCTTCCTTGACAGAGACTTCGGCTTTGACATTGATGATATGTTAGCAGCACAGAACTCTTACGGTGTAGGTGGTACATCTTACGGATTGTTTGACAACGATGAGCAGATGGCATTGAATCTTGGATTCACAGGATTCCGTAGAGGATATGACTTCTACAAGTCTGATTGGAAATACTTGAATGACCCTACAATGCGTGGAGGACTTCCAACAGCAGCAGGTTCAGGTAGAGTAAATGGTTTGTTAGTACCTGCGGGTACAACGAGCGTGTATGACCAAGTACTTGGTAAGAACGCTAAGAGACCATTCCTTCATGTTCGTTATCGTGCTTCTCAAACAGAAGACCGTAAGATGAAGACTTGGATTACAGGTTCAGCAGGTGGTGCTTCTAACTCTGACTTGGATGCAATGGAGGTAAACTTCCTATCTGAGAGATGTATTTGTACAATGGGTGCAAATAACTTCTTCTTATTCGAGCAATAGGATTAGGTTTATAATACATATTTTATAATACAGATGCGGGTTGGGGTGTCACATAAGACACCCCATATCCCTTCACTTAAATTAAATTAAATTTTAATGAAGAAGTTAGAAATTAAAAACCGTACCTATCGCTTGACGAGAGGTGCAGCACCTATGACGTTTATTATACCATCTAAAAGTAACAAGAGGTCTCCTCTGTTATACTACGATGAGGAGAAGAATGAGAATAGAGTGCTGAGATATGCAACCAATCAAAGGAGTTGCTTCGAGGATGAGCAGGATGGTAACGCAGTATTAAGTCCTGTTATATTTGAGGATGGTATGCTTACCGTATCAAAAACAAATCCTGTGTTGCAGCAATTTTTACATTACCATCCTTTGAACGGAACAAAGTTTGAAGAGGTAGATAAGGAGAAGGATGCTCAAGAAGAATTACAGGCATTAGAGATGGAGGTGGATGCTTTGAGTACAGCAAGGGAACTAAGTATTGAGCAGCTTGAGGCTGTGGGTAGGGTTCTATTTAACTCAAAGGTATCTATGATGCAGACTGCTGAACTCCGTAGGGATATGTTGGTATATGCGAGGCGTGACCCACACTCATTTATGGCAGCAGTATCTAACCCTGAGTTGAGGCTTATATCTACAATTGCAGGGTTCATTGACAACAAGCTGTTGTCTATTAGAAATAACGGTAGAGATATTCACTACAACCTTAAGGGTAATAAGAAGAGATTGGTAGCAGTACCTTTTGGGGATGACCCATTAGAATACATGGCTTCGTACTTCAAGACCGATGATGGTGTAGAGATACTACAGTTCTTAGAAAAACAAACGAAATAAATTCTTCGTACATATTCCTTTTTATTTGAAGTGGCTTTAAAACCCACTTCTTTTTTTTTGTTTATCTTTGTACAAAGACATTGTATATGATAAATTCTGTAAGAAATACGGTATTAGCTATACTCAACAAGAATAACTATGGTTATGTATCTCCTTCTGACTTTAACTTGTTTGCTAAACAGGCACAGATGGATATGTTTGAGGATTACTTTACGCAGTATAACTACTATGTGAACAAGGAGAATGCGAGGCAGTCAGGTACAGGATATGCTGATGTTAAGAAAGGCATAGAGGAGATCATAGATTTCTTCTCTGTAGAGAATGACCTTACACACGATTCAGCAAATAAATTTTTCCTCCCATCTGTAACTACTACAGGGGATGACTACTACTTTATAAACAAGGTGTTGGTTGTAGGCACAGGTGTTATTGAGGCAGAGAATGTTTCAAACAAAAACATAACCCTGCTTTCCAACTCGAACCTAACAAGTCCTTCCACCTTATTCCCTGCATATAATCAAGGTGGCAACTTTGCGTACCTATACCCTACAACTATAGACTCTCAAGGCGAGGTTAAGTGTCAGTACATAAGATACCCTAAAGACCCTAAGTGGACATATGTTTCATTGTCGGGTGGAGAACCTTCCTTTGACCAATCACAGGCAGACTTCCAAGACTTTGAATTACCTTTAGAGGATGAGCGTACTTTAGTGTATAAGATATTGCAGTATGCAGGGATGAGTATCAGAGAGATACAGGCAGTACAATTCGCACAGGCAGAGCAACAGATTGAAAGTAACGAACTAAAATAATAAGTAATGGCATATATATCTGCTTATCAATATTACGAGAACTCAGGTAACACACCTACGGATGCTAATTGGGGTTCATACCAATATGTAAGCCTGTCTGATATTGTGAATAACTTTATGTTGATGTATCAAGGAAACAACAGCCTTGTTAATAACGAATCGAGATACAAGATTTTATTCCATGCCAAGAGAGGTATACAGGAGTTGAACTATGATGCGTTCAAGGAGGTAAAGATTTTGGAATTAGAGGTGGGGGATAACCTTAGATTTATATTACCTCCCGATTATGTTAATTGGGTTAGGATTTCTATGTACAAGAATGGAACATTATTCCCATTGAGCGAGAACATACAAACTAATTGGAGTGATGCCTACCTACAGGACAATAACTACAATATACTTTTTGACGAGGATGGTAATGTACTAAAACCCGAAGAGTCAAATCTTGACTTAGACAGAGTTACAGGTGGTAAGAAGTCTATATACCTAAACTCAAACAGTCAGTTCGATGGAATGGAGGGGTATTGTTATGATGGCTGTTGGTACTTTGACTATGCTGTTGGCTCAAGGTTTGGACTAAATACTGAAACTGCAAACATAAACCCAACCTTTAGTATTGACAGGAAGGGTGGTGTGATAAACTTTTCATCGGGAATGGCAGCCGAGAAGTGTATCCTTGAGTATGTATCTGATGGTATGGAGGGTGGCAATGATGCCAACGTAACTGTCAATAAGTTATTTGAGGACTATGTGTATGCGTACATAGAGTATGCGATACTAAACTCTAAGCTAAACGTACAGGAGTATGTAGTTAGCAGGGTTAGAAAAAGAAAGACAGCACTACTGAGGAACGCAAAGATAAGATTAAGTAATATACATCCGAGTAGACTTCTTATGAATATGAGAGGTCAAAACAAGTGGCTAAAATAATATGGCAAATTTGCAAAGAAATTTCGTATTGGGCAGAATGAACAAGGATGTAGACCAACGCCTTGTCCGTAATGGGGAGTACCTTGATGCAGTAAATATTAGGATTGGTTCTGATGAATCAAACTCTGAGATAGGTGCTGTTTCTAACGTGAAGGGTAACACTCAGCTTACTACCCTTAGATTCTTAAACACTAATCTATCTTCACAGGCGAGATGTATTGGTGCTTATGAGGATGGCGAGGCAGAGACTATATATTGGTTTGTGCATGACTCGAACTATCCATCTACCAACACAGGTAAGATTGATATGATTGTGTCATTCAATGTTAATACAAACGCATTGACATATCATGTCGTATCTATAGATGATGGGGGTGGAGTAAACACTACGTTGAATTTTGAC